ACCAGGTTGATACTCAAAAACTTGGTGTGACTATTACCGCGAATGATTTTATGAAAGTTTTTTTGAACTTAAACCTGAGTTCGTTTAGCATCACAGGCACTTCTACAGCTCGTAGTTTTAGAAATGTGATTGCTTCATTGGCATCAGCGGTAACTGCTTTGGATAGTCGTGTAACTCTTACACAAGCTGGAACTACTGGATCTTCTACAACTCAATGGGCTTACACTTGGCTTGATACTTCAACTGGTGAAATTACTACTCAATTACTTGATGCTGAACTTGGCTGGATGTATTGCAACAGAAACGATAGCCAGTTGTATTACATGACTAGAAGTGATATTAATGCTTATCAGTCGCTTACTTGGAATACAGCTAACGATACTGTTTCGAATGTTCACACTACCGCGACCAGTCACTTATGTATGGATAACATAGATTTTCAATACAACAGTGATGAGCTTGTAAATCAGGTAATTGGTCACGAAGTTACAACTAATACAAGATCTACTTCGACCAACGCAACATCAGTTTCTACTTATGGTAAACAATCTGCGGTTTATGATGTGAACTTTGATACCAGTGGAATTTCAACTTTAGCGTCATGGGCTAGTGCGGTATCTTCTGCAGCAGACCCACGTTCAATCAAATCTGTTTCTGTCCCTGCTATTCGTAGAGATGGAACTACCAGCCGAGCCTTATTGCAAGATGTTGGTTCACCATTACAAATAGAATTTGCATCAACTGGTCTAACTACCTTGCAAGAAATTCACTTGATTACTAGATTGACCCACAGCATTACTGCTGATCATTGGGAAGTAAACATAGGATTGTGGCGTGGTATCTAATGACTAAAGATGTATGGTTATGGCTGGTTTCAGGTGTCCTTGGTGGCACTAGCATTTCAGCGTTCTTGAAGTATCTGTCCACTAGACGCTTTCAGTCAATTAGCCTGGAAGAAAGACTTAGAGCTGAAATGTTCGAGCAGATTGACGGGTTGAAGCATGAACTCGCCACACTAAAGGCAGAACTTGACCATTGGCAAGAAAAATACTTAACTTTACACAAGGAATACACGAAACTGAAAGCCGACTTCGACAAACTAACAAAGGACAAATAATGGCTAAATCACAAGAACCAGTAGTAACAACTTGGATTGCTGCACCACATGATCACTCGACACCAATTGAGCCTACTGTGGAAGAAACTCCTAGTGAGTAGTTACGACGTAACTGACGGGCTGTTCAACCTTGAAATCTTGGCTGGCTCTACTTTCCCTAGTGTTTCTGGGGATTGCTCTTTCTACCCTAGCGATAGTGATGGTAATTCTTTCTCTCTAACTGGGTGGACTGCCAAACTTCAAATTCGTGAGCAACCGACCACATCAGCAATTATTGACATCACACCGACTGTGAACACTAGCGACAATTCTGTTAGTTTCTCTCTCACTCCAACTCAAACCAGTTCTCTAGTCAAAACAGATTATGTTTACGCTTTAGAGCTGACACAAACTTCGACAGGTAAAGTACTTACCCTTGTCCGTGGACAGGTTCTAGTAACACCAGAAATCGTGAAATGATTGTAAAAGTAGTTATCCCTGATGACATTTATGCCAGAGTTTATTTTGCTCGCGGTGAGCAAGGTCCTATCGGCGCAACAGGGGCAACTGGTGTTCAGGGTCCGCAGGGTATTCAAGGTCCAGTAGGTCCAACAGGTCCACAGGGTCCAACAGGTGCTACCGGTCCACAGGGTCCACAGGGTGTCAAGGGTGATACTGGTGCAACCGGTGCCAGCGGTGGTTCTACAAGTCATTATCACTACAAGGCTAAAACCACTATAACTTCGGGTAACCCAGCATCGTCTTACATTGCATGGAATAACTCGACACAAACATCCGCTACTGCTCTACTTATAAATCACACGGATAATGACAACCAAGATAACTCTCTGTTTTTAGATCTCATTAACCAGGGTGATTACCTAGTTATTCAAGACACCGATAATGCAGCTAACTACCAAAAATGGCTTGTCAATGGCACACCGACTAATAATGCTAACTGGGATAGTTTTCCTGTAAGTCTTATTGCATCTGGTGGAACTGGTACAACAAACATCCCTAATAACATGGCTATTATTTTCGTCATTTACGCTGTTGGTGATGTTGGTCCTACTGGTCCACAGGGTCCTACTGGGGCAACTGGTGCTACAGGTCCGCAAGGTCCTATTGGTCCGCAAGGTCCTACTGGTCCGCAAGGTCCTACTGGTCCGCAAGGTCCTACTGGGGCAACTGGTGCAGCTGGAACCAATGGAACTAATGGAACTAATGGAACTAATGGTATAGATGGTGTTGGTTTTGCTGCGCCAGCGTATCAAAGCGGTAAATGGTATACAGCAGGTTTTGCAACTGGTGCGAACAACGCTGCAACTATTGGAACTTCATACATTGCTCCATTCATTGCTGGTGCTACTCAAACATTTACAAAATTATCGATTTTTACTACTACTACCGCAACATCTACAGCTCGACTTGGAGTTTATGATAGCGATAGCTATGGTCAGCCAACAACTTTGATTGCAACGGGAAACGCTGATTGTTCGAGTGCATCGGGTCAACTTACAGTTTCAGGTTTATCAATTCCAATGACTAAAGGCAAGATTTACTGGTTAGCATCATTGTTCACTGGGTCAACTGCACCTACTAGATCATATATGTCTGCATCACCAGTATTTACTGCAATTTCACCTACAAGTCCTGCATCTGGTTCTAGCAACGTTGGATTTAGCCAGACTGGAACAACATCGGCATTACCATCAACTTGGACTGGAACGACAACTGTAAGCCTTGTATCTACTGTATGGATTGGTTACTAATGAACGACATAACAACACTTATTCATCCAGCAGACCCTAAGCACATCAACGACCTATTTGGTACTCATAGTGAACTGCGAAAGAAACTTGGTTTAGGTCCACACCGCGGATTAGATTACACGCTACCTAAAGGCACTCCACTAAAGGCTGTTGGTCGTGGAACTATCATTGGTGTTTATCACAGCGAAATTTTGGGCTGGGTTGTCGAACTTAGAACTTATGTCACAGCTGAAAAACTTCGTATTTTCGCCTATTGCCATTTAGATAAAGCAGAAGTCAAAGTTGGTGACAGCGTAAAACAGGGTGACGTCATTGCTCATTCTGGTAACTCTGGATCAGCGACAAGTGGACCGCATTTGCATTTCATGTGTGGCAAGCAAGAACATCTAGCAACCACACCAGTTGAAGACCCTTTACAGTGGCTACCAGTTAGGAAATAAATTGAAGTATCTAATTACAAGAACCCTTAGAGTTTTAGCATTTGCAACTGCGACTGGTATCGCATTTATGGGTGCTGGTAACCTGTTCGGCATTTCGGCTATTCAATCCGCAGCATTCGGTGCTGTTGGTGCAGTTCTAGGTTTATTGGCAACCTTGCTATTTACTTACGCATCAAAGGCATCAGTGCCAAATGAAGATTTCGACAAGGCAATCAACCAGGCAATCGAAAGTGTCCAAAGCGACACTAAGGAAAAAAAGTCTAAATAAAGTCGCTACTTAGGTATAGTCTTTGACTATGTCTATTGACCACCAAATAGAGAAACTTAATTCTGCACGACTGCTCGGCTATTTTGAGCATGACAGCGATGCTTGGCATGAAGCTCGTAAGGGTGTTGCTGGTTCGCTTATTTCCTGCCTAATGGGTCACAACCCTTGGCGTTCTGCATACACCGCATACTACGAATACCTGGAGCAACTTCCACGGGATAGTAATGGTCCTAGTCTTGCCATGAAACTTGGCACGTTCTTTGAGCAACCAATCAAGGATTTCTGGTTCAAAGAAAACAGCGAATGGGTCAAAGCGGTTCACAATACTGGAACATGGCAGTCCACTAAACATGATCTGTTTAGAGCTAACCCTGATGGATTTATCGAATGGGTTGACGGTTCAATTACGTTACTTGAAATCAAGTTCTCGCGTAACCCTATGACTGAACTCCCTTATCACTATTACGACCAAGTCATGTGGTATCTGCATGTTTTAGGTCTAAAGAAAGGGTTGCTAGTTGCTCTCGCTAACGGTGAGATAGTTGAACATGAAATTGATTACAACCCAGAGTATGCACTCCAGTTGGAAGAACGTGGTCTAGCATTCTTGGAAAGTGTCGATAAAGGTATTGCGCCTGACTGGGATGGTTCCACTTCAACTTACGAAACTGTTAGAACTCTCAGCGATGGCATCCATGATGAAGAAATACAACTGGGTGAACTTTACGGGGAACTAATTGCAGCTAAAGAAAACTATGATGTCGCTAATGAAGTTTTTACTCAAGCGAAGTCAAAGGTTTTGGCACTCATGAACGGTGCTAAAAATGGCATGTTCGGTGATGAACGTGTTTTGACACTACAATCACGCGGTTCAGGTGGACCCTTTATCGTGTTCAAGAAAGGTTAAGAAATGGCATTCTCACTTGATGATTACATAGACGTTAGTGAACGTCTAAAGATTTTCAAAGACAGGTACCCTAATGGATCACTTCAACAAGCTAATCTCCAGTTCATTGAGTTTGGCGGTAAAAGTTGGGTTGTTTATACTGCTGCCGCTTATCGTTCTCCTGATGACACCACTCCTGGTCATGGCACTGCTTGGGAACCGGTACCTGGAACATCGGCATTCAAAAGGGATAGTGAAGTAATGAACGCTGAAACATCTGCTTGGGGTCGTGCTATTTTGGCTGTTTTGGCTGCAGATACTAAGCGTATTGCCAGCAAGAATGAAGTTATTTCTCGTATACCTGAAAAAAGCCCTGTAACGCCCGTGGAAGACTTTATTGGTTTAGCCCACCTAGAGTATGAAAAAGGCGATTTAGAGGCTCTACGAGCCATTTACAAGCGTGCTAAGGGTACTAGGGGAATTACACCAGCAATCTTAGAACAGATTGAAGAACTGGCTAAAGGTCTAAAGAAATAGAAATGCCAGTGAGTAATCAAGAAATGGACAAACCAAACTACCCACTGGCTACCCTAAGATTAGGGTCTAGGCACAACCACCGTGCCGTTACCATAGTTTCAACTAAACGAAATGGGGTCAAGTATGTCAGCTAGGGATGTCGCATTAGTCCTAAACCACAGTCAAGCATCGGGCACAGAGAAAGTAGTTTTGCTGGGGATAGCTTGGCACTCTGCTGATACCGGTTCCGCTGGAGCATTCCCGTCAATTGAACGTTTAGCGAACTATGCGAAAGTCTCAACCAGAACAGTCATTCGTGCAATCGCTGCGCTTGAAGAACTTGGTGAACTTGACGTTGATAGACACTCTGGTCGTAGCTATGGGGGACCTAAAACTAATCGTTATTGGATCATGTTGGACTGTCCTAGCAATTGCGATGGAAC